TTAATCGATTTCTTCAATTTTGTAAGATAGCATCAAATCATCGATAAGACCTCTTACTCCTTCCTCGTTATATTCACTCGGGTCGAGAATGACTTCTGCTATCCAATCAGCCGTCCAAACATAATCAACACCTTCAGGCCACTTAAAATCAGGGAATTCATCCTGCATATCACACTCTTCCCATTGCTCCTTATCCCATTTGCCGATACAAGGGGACTGGTGCATTTCACGATCATATATCATTTCCCAGGCTTCCTTATATGTGTCAGCCTTTCCCATGAACCAAGGTTTTTGTGCATTTAAACTATAGACTTTTAACATTTTAGGTTCCTCCCCGTATAATCTTGTCATGCCTGCAACGGTGACAAGCCATGACTTCCCTGACTTTCTAGACTCCTCAGTAGTAAATTGCTTATTGGCGTATCTCCCCAAGCAGCACTGTTTGATTGAGTCTGCTGGCACACGCCATCTCTCGCCTGCTTCTTGTGTTGTCATTACGTCTTTGAGTTTCATCTAAATCACCTTTAGAACTACTAATAAATTATAGATTGATAAAATTAGTGCTACTACACTGATTATTAATGTTAGTCTTGCCATCATTATATTTCAGTTGATATAATGAAAGAGAGATGGTAGGAGCCCTTTCGGGCTCCTGGTGGTTACTCCTTGTTCATCGCCGTTATCACCGCCGTGACTAGCTGTATAATTGCGATTACTAAAGGTGGTAGCCACTTTAACCACTTCTTTTTCTTCTTCAACTTTTCACCTCCTTTCTATGGTTTTATTATAACACGTTATCGTGTTATTTGCAAGTTTTTTTTAAGAATTTCAAAGAAAAAAAAGACCCTACGGATGAATTTCCGTAGGGTCTTTTACATATTCAATAGTCAATCCATGAGTCCACCTGCTCATGCTCAGGAGATGTATGGATCACCTCAATTCTTGGCCGCTAGGTATACAACAGCACCGCCTAATAGGATATTAAGTAATTTACTATTCCGTTGTTGCATCTTTACTTTCTGGAGTTCGCGAGTCTGCATCTCTAAGTATGCGTTGACTTTCGCCAATGATTCGCTTTGCATTGTTAGCGTTCGTTCTTGCTGCTCCAATGAGTTCTTGGCTTCGATTAATTGCGCCCTCTGTTCTTTGATTAGATTCATCGATTCGAGTAATTGTTCTCTCGATTCTGTCGTTGACATCTTGGCTATGTTCAATTGCTGTTCTAGCTCGTCGATTATCCTCAACTGCTCGTCTATTGTATTGTCGAGCGTTATCAACTTCTGTTGTAGCGCGTTGTATTCCTGTCGTGTCAATATTACTTGATTTGTTGGCGTAGAACCATATACAGGTGAGCAAGATGACAATGCCGACAATAATACACATCCAACGATAACCATAAATACTTTGCAAATAGGATTTGACTTTACCATTCATAATACCTCCTAAATCATACTGCCCCATTCTTGAGCATAATATTTAGCTTTACCACGAATTACATCGCCTCCAGAGCCAGGAGTATCGCCCTCATGTACAGCCCATAAGTCCCATCGTTCACATGTTGCGGTAGGCCCATATGGTTCGTGAGCATAATGGCCGTCCATATTATCGGCAGCCTCGGCATGAGTTAAGACATGCTCGATATCACATGGTATACCAAGGTCTACACATAACAAAGCTACGACCTGTGCCAATGTTTCAATCTGCGCATCTGTTGGAGCATACTCGCCAAGGTTATCAGTCCACTGAGCACCATAAGCACAATCTAATGCAATACCGATTGCTCCGCCATTACGCATATAGGTGTGGTTTTTATAGTCTGTTAATTCGCCATCAATGTAAATATTCCCATCCCTATCGATGTTAATGTGGTAGTCGTCAAATTGTTGATTGTACCTACCCGCCGTCCAGTGTAAATAGATTTTATTGATTTGGCCTAAAGCTCTACGGCAATAGTCATTTAAATCAGTAAGACTAACGAGGTGCATTATAATCACTCCTTTCGTTTATTACGGTGTTAATCGGTATTTTAGGTGGTTCCTCCAGCTTATCCGGAACACCGTTTCCATCCTTATCTATCCATAGCGCCAAGAAACCAACTAAGGCGGTTAAAACGCTAGGAATAAAGATATGATCGATTATATTAATGCCAACTGCGATAAGTTTGTTTGTATCATCCGATATAAACCCATATGCCGTAGCGATAACAAAGAGCCCTACTACGACAAGGATTGGCACTATCATAATTAACACGAGTGCTCGTGTTGCCAGCACTCCCGTAGGATGGATGTTAGCAACACGAATGGCACTATATGCGGATTTCAGACGGTTCATGATTTGATATTTCATCACTAATCGCCCCCTATATCATCGGTACTGAGCGTGATACTTCTTCCTATTGGCATATTGTTTAGGACTTGGATATGCATCAATTCAGTACTCAGACTCTGAACTGTGGTTTCTAGGTTGTTAAGCCTATGAAACTTCGCTGCATCTCGTTCTTCCAGCTTGACCAACTGCTTTAATATCTCCTGATTACTTTTTGTTAAATCAGCGATACTATTGATGGCATCGGATAACTTATCGTCATAGTCCTTACGCTGCTTATCCATGCGTCGAGCCAAATGGTCGTCTAATTCTTGCTTAACCGCAACTAGCGAGGTATGTTCTAAGAACCACACCATCGCCCGAAACGAGCCCCTGAGTGCGGCCCAGATGACCCCTAACAGGGTCACCCAGAATCCAATGTCCGCAAAGTAGGCCGGGATACCGAAGTCCATTAGCAATAATCTAATTTCGTCCATTTATGAACTCCTTATGCTTCTTTCCATTTATTACGGTATACGTCCCATTTTTTACTAGAGTCATGATTATAAATTTCTAAATCTACCTTAGCAATGCTAATATTGCTAGGAGGAATAGACTCATCAGCTACAATAATTTTATTCGGACCATATTCATTACCAAACTTATCATGTAGATTTAAGTTTTCATCCTTCCATATAAAAGAAGGAATTTCTAAAACTTTAATCTCAGAAATTTTAAATGCGTCCGGGTGAATATCAGTAGCCTTTGGCAACTTCACTACGGAATACTCACAACCTACAAATGCTTCAGCACCTACTTTAACTACGTTAGGACATTCTAATAATCCTTCTAAATCGCTGCGGCCATAAAATTGCTTAGGTAAAATTTCTGTAGCCGTCCCCGGATTGAATTCAACAAGACCTTTGATTTTAATAGTGCCAATGACATGATCGATTAAGTTAAGATACTCAAGATATATATCATCTGCACCGTAAGGATGAATTCTAATAGTTGCACTTCCGGATTGAATTTCAACAGCTTCTGTTTCACCACTCACTCGAACTTTAAAGCCATCTTGCCCGGATACTCGAATTTCAGTATCCCCTTTTCTTGGTTCGTTAAAGGTAAGTGGTGCATAAGGCTGTTCATCCAGCGCATGGACAATAGCAGTTAATATCGATTCAAGGGTACCGCTATTAATAAGAATGTTCTTACCTTGAAGTGCTGACATAACTCCTGATAAGTTAGGCAGCTTTGCTTTTAAGGATTCCAACCACTCCTCCTCGGTTCCTACGAATCCATGTGCTAAAGCGATTTCATAAGCACTTTTTCCATTATCGCCTACCATGGTTGCTTTTACTTCCGCCTCTACTTTAATTGGACCTTCAAGTCTTACTGGTAACGCTTTGTTTTGCATAATACATTCCTCCTCTAATCATGCATGGCCACATCCTGAATTATGTTGACTACCCCCATACCCAGTTTGTAATATCGGCTGGGCTCCGATTCCTTATATGCAAAAGCATCATACACATGCTCACCAAAGGACTTAATTTCTAGGGTATCCTTTCCGGGAATATTGAATGTCGCAATCTTCCCAGATGCTACCCCTTGCACTTTAATAACAAGTGGACCACTTGCTCGCTTTCGTATGGCGAATACTGACTTAAACCCTGTCAAATCAACATTGTCATCTTGAACCGCATAAACTATCCCGAAATCCTCGCCAATGTTGAGGTCTATATCCTTTACATTCATTACTTATCATCTCCCTTAATTGAATAGAATCGTACCTTGTTTATCGTACCCGGTCACATCGACCACCAAATACTGAGATGTGGTTTTACCCGAGCAACCTACAGGATACGTGGTGACTGTATTCCAATCAATGAACTGATACGATTTCAGCGACACAGTACTCTCATCGTGAAATCTGAACGTTTGCCACACTCGCCCCGTGTGTGACTTTTTATCTCCATTATTGATATTTGGCCCCCAAACGGATACATCGATTACGGACATGGGTATAATTGCAACCTTGACGCCATATGACTTTGGGTCACGGGCCATGTTTGTAAAAGTATCCGGAACGTAGTTTGATAACTGGTTATACCAATCGTGTGCATAGTGATCAATTACACGTAGGTACCTGATGCGGCTATCATATATCACATCGTTCTGCAGATTGTAATCTGTTGCCCAAGACGCTTTATAATATTTGTGACGACCAAGAACTTGCAAAGCCGTATTAGGCTTACTACTTCCTACCTTGTCAACAAATCGAATACGAGGCGTGTCTACATTAGCCGTAACATCCTCGAAATAACCGAAGCAGTAGAACTTGATGCCAGCTTTTACTTCATCAACCATTGCTTGCGTTACTTTTTCGCCTGGCTTAATTACATCCACTACCAGCACCATTAATCGCTCACGACGTTTATGAACCCACTGAGCTGCAAATTCATATCCTTGTGGAACTGATACTGCTATAAGAGGTGCGTCACCATGATATGCGTAATTAGTGACATAAAATACCTGGATTACGTTAGCCTTCCCTGCAATATATCCATATTGGAATTTACTTGTAGGCACCATCATAGGAGTGTAAGCTATGGGTTTGAGTGGGATTTGAACTGTTGGCGTTATCCCCCTCATTGCCCCGGTGTAGAGAACTGCATCTTTTTGTTTAGGGAAGCTAAGATATACTAGATTGTCATAGGTATCGTTTATAATCGTGACGCCTTCTTTATTTTGGATTTTAATAAATTCCATACGCCAACCACCCTTCATATGTAAGATCTTTAAATTGACGATTGATATTATATTCATCCTGGGACACTGCAAAATAATATGTTATGATATTGCCTCTAACCTCTGCCACTAAGTACTGCCCCATGGCAACAGCCCAGACATTCTGCCCAGGCTGCAATCCATTCACAGTAATTTGTTGGCGCCGATTTGGGATGTCAGATACGTACATCCGCCCCTCAATACGTGTGAGCCTTTCCTTGAGATTCAGTATGATATTGCCGTTAGCATCATAAGCTAATACATGCGGTTCCATAATACCTCCTACCAGCACCCAAGTTTAATCCGAGGGTTGTTATCATCATCAAAACCTGTAATAAGATTATCCTGAATTTCAACACGAGCGCCGGTCTCTCTTGAACGAAGTAACCCAATTGTACCGGACACCGACGACAAATTTTCAACATGTAATTTATCGGCAGTAACTGCGTTGGCCTGAATCATCTTATTAACAATGACGTTATCATCGAACTTAGTTGCTCCAGTGATGTGAATCAATTTTCCTGCAATGTATACCCCAGACTGACTAAGGTTAATGCGAGATACCAACTCACCACCATCAATCTCACCAATACTTTTTTTAACTTGCAAATCGATGCTACCAGCTAACTCAGTAATGCGAGATTCCGTATGTGACGCCAAATTCGTAATTCTTCTAGTGGTCTCTTCAGAATTCGTATTGAATTTCTTATCAAGCTCCTTAATTCGCTCATCAACTTTATTCAGCCCGAGAGACTCGAGGTCTAGCAAGCTCGCATCAATTTGTGTCTTAATCACGACTTGCTTCTCGTTAACGAGTCCATCTCCGAACACATCAACAAACGAGCAACGTATACGATATATTCCAGCCGAATTCGAATACGTCAGCATGGTGCTAGTAGTTTCAAAATCATCAGTACGTTCATCTCCGATCACATGGCATCTGATTGCGTATGCTTGTGCCGGCTTAGTTGAAAAATAAAGATTAAATCCCCCTAACTGGCTTTTTACTACAAGCTCAGGCGCGGCCAACTGCGGAACGTTATACTCATATGTTGCTGCAGTCGAGTATTTTCCCAACGTGCTGCGAGCATATAGATAAACAGTATCCGCTCGTTTAGATAGGGTAAGTACAGCAGAGGTACCTTTAACTCTTGCCAATAAAGCATTCGTATCTTTACCAGGATTATTATCTGTACGTAATTCGTAATAGTCGACGTCAGCATTCAGCACCTCATCCCATGATGCGGTGGCATTTCTACTGAACGCGATGCCGAAATTACTAGGCATATCAGGTATCGCATCCATTGGTTTGACTATCACATCAACCATTTGGGCTGTTTCTGCCCTGTTGCCAAATCGGTCAACCGAGATTGCTTTAATTCGATACTCCTCACCAGGACCTAGCGATTTGATAATAACCTGACTATTACTACTGCCAGCATACTGCCATTCTTGCCCCGCTACAGGCTTTCCACTCTTCGACTTTAAGAGATACCAAACCTCTGCCACATCGAAGTTGGCAGGATTACTAGGCGGGTCAAATAGTACTTGTAAGTCATAGTAAACACTTTTATCGGCCGTTTGATTGTACCGACTTAGAACACGTAAATTCTGAACATCCTCTGGCGTCTGCATCTTAGGTATGGCTATGGATTTTGTTACGCCAGTAGTCAGCTGACCTAACTCATTAATAGCCTGCACCCGCACCTCATAGGTCGCACCTAGTAGCACATCAGATATCGTGGTAGCGTTTGTGGATGCTGGGTAGTTTCCAATATATGTCCACGTATCGCTTTTTACATTTCGGTAATTCACGACTACGTTTGAGACTTTTCCGTCTCGAGGTAACTGCCATGTTACACCTATACGTGAGTACATGATGCCGTTAGCACCGTATACATCACTCACTAACCCTACTGCTTGAATATCAGATGCACCGTGATTTGTATAATCAATACTTGGCACCGTGCCATCATCTGATACATAGAGTTCTGGATAATATTCCATGCATTGGATCTTACGGGTCATTTCTGATAGTGTCTTTGTAATAGCCAACACACGAAATGGCTTAGCCGATTTAGAAATTTCTCCGAATGCATATACCGCATCAGGCTGCACCGGTATAGCCTCTTTAACAATCACATTGAGACCTGATACATTTACTACGTTAAATGTAGAGACGATATCTGTAGAGTTGCTACGAATCAGCAATTGATAATTCTTCCCTGGCTGCACTGTCACTTCCTTGTCGAGTGTAATCGTCTGGCCACTTACCGCAACCACACGACCACCCTCGCCCCATTCAGGTATGTCGTGCTGAATTAGAATAATATCTCCTACCGTGCACGCTATGGCATCCGTAAACGCCTCTATTGTCACAGTACGTATTTCATATTTATTGCATCGCAAGAAATGCTTACCATGTTTATATGCCTGCTCAAGGCTAGTACACCCCATGAGTTCAACTTGTGCCGGATTTGTTAGTGTATCCGACTCGTCGTAAGTATCCCCATATACTGGAATGACGTCTCGCTCATAATCCTTATCCTTGTTAAGGAACGATATTTCAACAGAGTTAGCCCTAGCCTCCACACCTTGAAACTCTTCAGTAAAGCTGCCGTGTTTTATATTGGCTACAGTAAACAACTGTACCGGTGTAGATTGATAATCGCTAACGCATGTGAACCTGGTTCCTACAGGAATTACTTTCCCTCGACCTACTGCTTCTGGATACTTTAATGCATCCCATAATCGCATAGCGGTGTCGTATATATAGTTGAATGTAAACCCATTCGTTTTGCACTTATCTGCCCATGCCTTAAATGCGTTATAGTCAAGGCGCATATGGGGCTGTCCAAATACAATATATTCACCGCCAATCTTACGACAGATATGAATTAAATCATATGCAGCCCATGCCGGATTATCCGCTGGTTGAGCTTCGTACTTATTAATATACGGATTGAACACATACACCTCTGAACGCTCTTGAATCCATGTCACTTTTGGATCGGTACCGCTTAGCTGAGATGTAGCCAAAGCCTTAATTCCAATGAGGGCTTTCCCCGGATGCACGAAATCGTCATAAATAATTTGGGTTAGCTGCACCCAGTAGACCTTATTGACATGGCGCAGGCTTTTCCCATCTTTCGCGCTGCATCGCATACGGATTTCATAACGCGCCTTTTCGAGATTGTCAAAGCGAAATACACGATAAAACGCATTATTTGTCGCCTCTTCAATTCGTCCCGTATATTCGGATGTATTCGCCGCGCTATTATCTGTCTTAATAAAATTCCACGCATCACGTCGCTTAATATGTCCGGCCATGCCCTTTTGATTTGCTAAAGGTAATGCCTGCCAGGACTCATCACCCACCTTACGAATTTCTGCTTTCAACGTGACAGACGTACGGTCAGCGCCGCCGCTATCATTTGAATAATATAATCCGTTTGGGAATCCAACAGTTAACTCTATCGCGTCACACGCATCGCCTTGTACCTGTTGCGTATTCCATGATTCAGTCAATTCATAGTTTAGGGATTGATCCGCAAAGTTATCATTGAAATTTGGGATAACTGTTTGGTCATTTGTGCCCTTTCTGATATCCACCTGCACATCCTTATAATTACTGATTGGGTTAGCGTTAATACGAATATCTTCTATCTTTGATAATTCGCCCTCACCCGCACAGTATAAAAGGTTAAGGTATTGCTTTTCGCCATCACTAATTACATGGCGGGATAATAATAATCCAGCGCTTTTCATCCGGCCATACGTCACGGCTAAAGGGTAGCCCTGCCCAGTAACAGTTTCGGTACCTCCCCAGCCATATGTATTTGACTGTTCGGAATTCGAACGGTCAACCTTAGGAGCAGTTAACTTTGAAATGATAACATTACCTATCATCCCTACCGCCATAGCAATTATTGACCGCCAAATTAAGCTTTTGATACCAAAGATAGCACCCGAAGCGATACCACCGGTAAATGCAGCCATCCCTATCGATAGAAGAACACCAAAGAACTTACCCTCAACTCGGGGCATTACTACAATGTAGTCTTCATCGTTTACAACTGTATCCGGTGCCGCCTCATGTCCATTTACTGAGTACGCCCATTCACCAGGTACGCTGAAGTAATAGCTGATAGACTTGCCCTGTTTAAATGGCAAATATTTTGTATCCCGCTGCTCCGGCTTGAACGGATTATTTACAATGATTACATTAACCATCTGCTACTCATTCCTTTCATAAATGTGCTTCAATCGAGGCACGTACTTTGATATGTGCTCTATACAGGTGCCGCTGTGTTCAGTAGCGTGTATAAATTTACCTTCGCCAAGATAAACCCCTACATGATCGAGATTTTTACCATATAGAGCAAACACCAAAACACTCCCTGGCATTGGCTCACGAACCTCGCGCCATTCATCCATTTGGATTTGGGTATATTCGGGTAGTGGTATTCCACTACGCCGATATACCTCAACAACTACATCCCAGCATTTCATTTCCGAGAATGGGGTGCCTATCATATCAGTCAAGTCACTTATTGGATGCATACAGTCCTCCTTGCGGGATAGTAGGTTCTCCGCCAAATCGTGTACTGTTCCCCAATTCACGACATCGCGCTAGGGTTTTATTGCATTGAGTTTCGCGCCCTTTATATCCACATTGAACCCCTTTAAATTTGAACGGACAGAAATCCTTCATCACACGAATTAATGGGAATCGTCGAGTAAAGCTAAAGTCAGTACCCAGTGTAAACTCCATCCATTCTGCGTTTGCATGAGTTCCCGTAATTACGAAATGCTCCTCTTGCTCGCACACATCAGGTATGTTTGTATTCACTACACGAATGATGGCATTGGCTCCAGTGAATCCATTATTAGACTCTGCCATACGCTGAATTGTACGAGTCACGTTAGACACGGATAACTTGATATTAGGTAAATCCGTCGCATTCTCTGTAACATCTTGAATGGTAAATGGAAATGCGATATAGGTATTGCCTTGAAATTGGATATTCTCCGTATTGTATACCAAACGAATCGTATCCCCTTTATATGATATTTCTAACAGCATTAACCACACACCTGTGGCCGATATTTGGTTTTTCTCTAAAATCGATGCCGTTGAGAGCGGTAACATTTTATACCTCCTGTAATTTCACGGTTCCCATCCATACTCCATAGTCATTCGCCGCAAAATCTAACTGATCGGCGAATCGCACTTTTAGTGCTTCCCGTGTTTCCGGATGAACCCAATCAAATATACCGGAGCAGTTGACTTCATCGAAGAATGACCGAAGTTTATAGTAATCAGCTGTTGGCAACTTGTACCCTACGGAATAGGTCCGCCGGGTCTTTGTCGTCTTCTTCCTGGTGATTAGCGTCATGTTTTCAACTTGGCCTTTATACGAAATATCTGGAGTAGTCTCCTGAATTGGGTATATCGGCCATCGAATATCTGGAAATACTGCCATAGTTATACTGCGGATGCCTTGATGGCGTCACGCATACCTCCTTTATTTGATTCCATAGCACGAACCACTACATCGATAACATAATTCTCACCATCAAACCGAGAGTTCTGTTGCTTGCTTTCGAGTTCTTGGCCAGACTGATTAACAATGTTAACAACTACGTTGTTACTTGTAGCTCCGCCGCCCATTAATCTACGGGTTTCGCTTGCTGTGTAAATGCGGTGCGATCCGGAGGACTGTAATAGTTCCGGTCCGTTTTCACCAACTAACATAAGCCCTGGATTCGTTTTTCCTCCGGCGGCGAATCGATTTCCTGTAAATGCAGAACTAAACGAACTACCACCGGCAAATGACGATGTCCCTTTTGCAGCACCTAGTGAGCCAATACCACTTACTGCACCACCAAATAATCCTTGCAACTTAGGCATGACATATTGCTGGAACGTTAACTGAATCATCATCTTAATAATGGCGTTCGTCATATCCTTGAATATGTCCTTAATGCCTTTACTAAATGATTTCGTTCCTGTTGCCATAGCTTCGAGATTATTCGTCCATGCCGAATTGATAGAACTCATCGTACTATCAAAAGTCGATTTCGCTAAGTCAGCATAATTGGTAGTCTCTTGCTTATATTGGCGTGTGGCTTCTTGTAGGCTCGTTTTCAGACTGCGACCTGCAAGTTCCCATAGCTTTTGTTGAGACTCTAATAGGTTCTTTTCAATTTGCAGTCTTTGAGTAGCTGTTAACTGGGCCTCATTGACTTCACTCCGTGCATAGTCAATATAGGTCTTTAACTCTTCAGCAAGTAAGGCGTCCGCATCACTGCGAGATAATCGACCAAGAGTAACCATATTAGTTAAGTGGTCAACAGTTTCACTCGTTTGCGTGTATGCTAACTCTCTGATTTTCTGCTCCGTATCAGATGCTAATTTTAAACGCTCTGCTTGAGCTTTCTTTTCAGCGAGTTCCTTATCGCCTACCGCTTTTGTGTACTCACGAACGTTATCATCAATCTGTGCCTTTTGCGCTTCAGCTTCGGCTTTGAGTAATTGTAAGCGGTCGCCTGTGCGTTCAAGGTCGAGTTTCTTGATATCCTCGTTCATCTTGCGAACACGAATAGCTTGATTGCGTTCAGCTTCAGCTAATCGCTTTTGATACAGCTCTTCATTCTTAGCTCTTACTTGGGCGGTTAGGTCAGACTCAGCTAGTTTCTTAGCATTTTCTGCACTGCCGACAGAATCAGCAGTGGCGCTTGATGCAGCGCCTGCATACTTAGCTGTGTCAATATATCCAGTGATTTGTCCAAAATCTGCGGTAACAGATGGCTTAGCGACCACTCCAGTACTAGAATTCGCCCCAGTATATCCGCCGTTCCCGTCACTAATAACAATGTGTTCATCACCAAGTACAACCACACCATCGCCAGCTTTAGGAATATATCCGTCACCTTCTGGATGCCAAGCCCCTACAGCAGCCGCCGCTTCCCATAGCTTATCGACTCGACGAGGTACGTCCGCCCCGAGTGACTGTTTAACTGCATCAGAGAATAGCTTTCCGCAATCCGTAGCCCAGGTACCATCTGCTCCTAATTTGTATGCTTTGCCTAATTGCTCATTAGCTGCTTCTAGTACACCCGCAGCTTGTCCTGTAGCACCACTATTCAAGCTTGAAACGGAACGGATAATATCACGAATATTTTTTTCGTTTGACTCATACTGGTTCTTGGCCGTTAACTTATCGATTTCGTATTGACTGCCATCAATTTGTAGGCTTTGCAAAGTAAGAGACCGATATAGTTCAGACATACGCTCTACGGCGCTTGCTAACTTCTCGGCTGCTTGCTGTGCTTTCTTTGCAGCCTGTTCTTGGGCTTTAGCTGCTTTTGCTGCTTCCTCATTCGCTTTATTGATAGCTTCAGTATTCGTTAATCCGCCATTAGCAAGGTCCTCTTTTGCTTTTGCGAGTTCCTCATCAAGTTTCGCTTTTGCAGCATCCGCCTCTTCTTTTTGCTTCAAAGCCGCATCGATTCTAGCGCCTTCTTCTTTTGTAGCTAAGCGGTCATTTTTTACAAGCCCCAGCCACGCGCTATCCTCAATCCAATATCGAGTATCGTGTGATTCCCTAAACTTGTCAGACAGGCCTGTTGTTGAGTTCGTATTTTTGTGAATACGTTTACCGTCAACTTCTACACCCGTATAAGATGCCTTTGTCTGTTCGTTATATCGGAAATCAAGTAGTGCTTTCCCAGCAAGTCCAATTACTGTAGCTAATGTTACCCACGGCCCTGCAGCAGCAATTGTAGCCAATCGCATAAATCCGAGCGCGCTAGTTAGTGATCTCATAACTATGATTACAGCCCCGGCTTCAGCACCGAATTTAACAATTCCGCCGATAGCTTCCTTTTGCTCGGCAGTCATTGACTCGAATTCTTTAGCTACATCTAATACGCCTTTTGCGTAGTCATTAAACACAGGAACTAACTCATGACCGATGGATACCGCAAGTCGTTTACCGGTATTTTCTAAATCTTTTAATTCGCGATTTAGCTTTGCGGATTTAGATGCGGTATCATCGTCGATGATAAGCCCCATTGCTTTGGCACGTTCAGCCACTTTGTCCATCTGTTCTGCGGACATGTTAAGCATGGCGTGCATTTGATACCCGGTACGCCCAAAAAGTTCCATTTCGACACGAGTCTTTTCAGCCCCGTCCTTCATACCTCTTAGACGTTCCTGTATCATCTTGAATACTTCAACGGTATTTTTACCTTGAATGTCTTCAAGCGTGTAGCCTAATTTACTAAATATGTCAGTACTAAGCTTTCCTTCTGCTCGTGCGACTTCCATTTTCTCTTTGGCCGCTCCGACATTTTTGGAGAACTTAGCAAAGGCACCAGCACTATCCTCCATAGCAACGCCCATATAATTAGCCACTGCTAATAATTCACTGGTTTCTTTTGCCGTAGCACCGGTAATGCCTGATAGTTTCTTAACAGCTACATCCCACTGGATAGCCTCTTTGGCAAGTTTGGCACCGATGCCTACAACACCGACACCAGCACCTATCGCCATGAGGTCATTCTTCATTTTGCCAAGGGCGGATTTGGCGCCTTCAGCACTAGCTGTAATTTTCTTGAGTCCTGCTTCCGTATTCTTATCTGTCAGCTGAACGACAATATCAATTAAATTATTAGCCATTCTTGTGCGCCACCTCCAATTCTTTGGCTTCTAATAATACGAGTAAGTCGATAAGGTGCGGTAGTGGCTCAATGCCGTAAGCCTTCGCCACTTCTAATACCGCTGGCATATCGAATCCTGCAATGCCGCCTGAATGCCATCGTCGCTGCATACGACTAGCGTTGTATACTCGCATTGCTTGTCTCGTTCCATCTAATTGATGCGGGGAATTAAACTCACACCCCGAACAGTCAAAATTCTGTTTAGTCTCACGTTGCATCTTGATACAATCGGAGCAGTATTTCGGTTTGTCAGAGTTGAGCCAACTCCACGCATCAATTAGTTTTTTTCGATTTCAGCCTTTTTTTCGTGCGTAAAACGCATCGTATCAAGCGCAATTTCCATAAGATCATTGTCTGGTGCTGCGTTGATTTCATCTTCAGTCAATCCGTAGATGTGCTGCATAATCCATTGTGCAAGGTCACGAGAACGTAATAAGCGTTCTGTGTCCGGTGCTTCTTCTGGAACTGGGGTATACAATGGGTCTAAACCGGATTTAATTAATTCACCACGTTCAGCGAATGTTAAGCCTCTTACTGTGATATCTTCAAATGCCATGTTGGCACCTCCTAGTATTGTTCTTGATTATTAACTAATGTAATGATGGATGCAGAGCGACCGGCATCTGCACGATAGTATGCCTTGAACGGCAATTCAATATTGACGCCACGAGGACCGTCGATGCCTGGAGATTGTCGTTCGTACACAAGTTCAGGCAATTTGAATGTAAGCGACCAGTCATCTTGTTCCAGTCGCAATTCCAAGCTGGATTCTGTACCGTTAACCGCTTTGTTTAAAAGGTCCTTATTTTGGAAGAACGCTTTAATCGTCCCGGAAATTGACACAATACCTGGGTCGATGTATGTTCTAAAGCCTTTACCACCGATAGCATAAGAATCACCATCCAAGCCAAAGTCAAAGTTAATATCGCAACTTAGAATATTGGCTACAGTAACGCCACCCTCTTTGATAGTTGCGTTCAGGTTTTGGAATGGTAAGAAATTAACCGCTTTTGCTGCAGCGTCGAATGTAGTTGATGCCAAAGTTTCCTTACACCCCATCACATCAACGGACGCAGTCAATTCAGCGTCGCCACCGAATTTAAATCCTAATTTACTGATTCGCACACCTGCGAATTGTTGGAATACGTTAACATCAGGGTAGCCCTGTTCAATAGTTAACGACGGCATTGTGTTGCCGATTTTAAACACGTGCTCGGACTTCTTATTTGGCGCTTGGCCAGTTGTGTTAGAAGTCGGCTGCCCGAAGGCAGCTTTTAGCCAGTAGCCGATATCAATTACCCCGACCGGTACCGTTAAGCTACCGGACGTGTCAATGTTGCCACGGAATGGCGCTGCTGGATTACGATCACCACGGATTACTGTGGAGTCGTTTAAATTTTGACTAGCTTTTACGGAGCTAGAAATAATCGGAGTGATAACACCGCCAGTGGTTGGCGTTGTACCAAAATCCGACTCAAACGCAATCGCCACATGGGACTGAGAGCCCTGTGCGCGTTTCGCTGTTGCCATATGCATTTCCTCCTTTAATATTCAATATTCCCGCCGATTACATGCGGAATTTCTATAGTAGCTGTTAAACGTCCAGTGAACACGGGGCGCCAATTCATTGAGTCTAATTCATAATCAATGCCGATTACCGGAAACGCCGGATTCACCTTACAAATGCACTCAATGATTAACTGCCCTAGGTTATCTGATTCTAGCGCTCCATCATACCGAATAATATTCTTAATCCGAGTTGCACCTTTATGGACGATACCCCATACAATCATTAACGAGTATGTGTAGGTATCAGCAAGCCCTTCGTTCTTATTACTCGGTAGTAATATGATGCAAGGGCAATCTTCTTCAAGCGGTGCTTCGACGTCATCATATCCGACATACAGTTGCGCCGGCTTTCCGTATTTGTCATTACAAAATTTAGTCAACGCTTCATCATTCGCTAGGGCTTCAGCCCAACGTTCAACGATGCGCGACAGTGGAATTGTTTGTTGCATCAAATCACCTTACCTTGTAATTACGTCGAGATGCAGATTGTGCTGCCGGTCCATATATAGCGTAGTCGCCTATCTTATTTTCGATATAAGGTTTAAGCTTAGGCTGTAACGCAGCTTTCATAGGACCGTAAGTATGACGTGGCTGAATTTTGAACATCGATTTCCCTTTAGGTAGCGGTACACCTGCAGCAAATAACTTCTTGCGCACAGGCTCTGTAATCTGCTTGGTGTAACCTTCCTCGATGCGTTCACCTAACCGTTTAGCCGAATTAGATAACCACCCGACTCGGACGGATTGCTTGCCCTTGTCATACTGGTATCCAACTGCATTTGATAACTTACCAAGTGGACTATAGCCGATTGTCCTGGCGCTAATGCCCATATCAAGTAAGGCATTTCGCGATTTAGAGCCCCAGGCCTCTCGTTCAGCTCGTCCGCCACTTTGGTATGCTTTGCGAAGTTTCGCTCCGAATGCTGACTCAAATGCAGCACGTCTTGCCGGTGCCATGAAGTTAGGATACTTACGTCCACCTGGTGCACCTGACCTGATGCCTTCTTTAATTTCCTTTTGCATCATCCATCCCGTGGATTTTAACGCTTTACGCATCCAGTCGGGTTTAGTTTCTGCAATGAAATTTAGATACGGCGTGGCTGTGTCTGTAATCGTAATAGGTTCATTACTCATTACGGTCTCACCGCCCTCACGTTATGGACGATTTCAAGGCAATACATCGTACCGTCAAAGTTGGAAATGTGATCAACGTACCATTTCTCGCCATTGATATACACTTCGTCTTTTGGACGAGGATTAGGTACATCTTTAACCCGCACCCAAATTTGAGCCTTATCGGCTAATGCTTTGTCGACGAATCCGGAACCCTTACCGTCATATTCACCGATTTCTACGCTCGCCTTTATGGACTGACCTTTGTAAGTAATCTTTTCGCCGAATACAGAAAGCAGCGCATTAGGCTTATACCCTAATTTCATAGTGTATTACCTCCTATGGAGTAGGCGGGCATATGCCCGCCCTTACATTACTTTTCTACATTAGGCCAAAGAGCTACATCAACGGTCTTAGCGCTTGCAGATTTTGCAGAAATGGCAATGCCCAATACTGGATTTGTGTCTGTTTTAGTTGCACGCTTTTGCGTTTTATCAAAATACACAACATCACCTACCGCGAATGCATCTGCCACAACCGCATCAACTGTAAAACATCCTGTGACCTTAACCGCACCGATTGCACCAGGCGCAATATCAGTTATTGCCACACCGTGCATTTTGCCGACAGGGACAATGTCCCCTACGGTAATCATATCGGATGCTGTATTTTTAAAATCAATGCGATCTAATTCTTGAATGAATTGTGCCATATCTAATTACCTCCTAATGAGTTACTAATTATTTACCAGGGTTTTTATACAAGCCACGGAAATCAATCGCTGTTGCGTTGCAATCTATTGCTACTTTGTACTCGATGCCATCAACCTTAAAGCCTGTTTGCGTTTCTAAACGAGGTGTTTCAACGCCGTTTAAATACGTTACTTCGATAGTTTGTACATCTGTAGGACGGGATGCCAAATACCAAGCATGTGGATCCGTTAATGCTGCATCTACGACGATAGTGAATCGACCACTGAATGGGTTAACTGTATCATTGCTACGAGCAGGGTCTACCACAGATTTAACTACTTGATACGCTAATGCTTCGAGCTCAGGTGGAACAATCAAATACGTAGGTGAGATATTCAAATTACGATTTTCACCAATATGTTTTTGACGACGCATAGCCGCTACGCCTGCAGCTAAAGATACAACACTTAACTCAGAGCCTGTAGTTGCTAAGTTCTTACGGTCTGCACTAAACAAGGCCTTTCCATCTTCTAACACAGTATTGCCGCTTAAAAGGTCATATACCATGTTATTGATTTTATTTTTTGCTGCACGACCGAATTTAGAAGAAATATCGTTAAATACACCCAAATCGTCATTAATAATAGCTTGTCGAGTTAAGCTGAACGTACGTCCGAATGTCAATACACTAACATTCGCACCTGCTTCGCTCATTTGGGAATCCTTGAATTGTCCGCCCTCAGGGACAAGCTTCAATTCAGCAGCTTCGGAAAGTAAAAAACGTTTTGCTGGTTTGAAGTCACGGTTACTACCTTTCCCCGCCCAAGTTGCGAATGTAGATGGTGCTGTTTCATAACCTTGCATCAAGGCCTTATTTGCTACATTAGACAACGCGATTGGGAAAGAGGATGTGGAGTTGATAGCTTCACGGGCTAATTCCAATCGATCGGAGTAATTAACAGTGAGACCTTCACGAACTATAGACTCACGTGCTAATTCCATCAAGGACATAGAACGGAGTTCATCTGCACCTGGTGCAGGATTTGCGACTGGGATGCCTGCAGACATCATCAAAGCGTCCTGCATAGCCATGCGGAACTTATCAGAATCTGCTTCACCGACTTTAATGGATACTGGTTTATTGCGTTCACGTAACGCGTCCATTATAGCCTCGCGAACTTCGGCAACAGATTTGCCAGATTTGATGAATTCATCTACGCCATCAACTTCAAAGTCGCGGCATAAACTTGTGATTGTAGATACGCGTTCACGTTCTGCCGCAATCAACTTCTTAGCGTCATCTGCATTAAAACCTTTAACTCCAGACTCTGGTACTTCCGGTACTACTTGTGGCACGTTTTGCTCAGTGCCTTTTGCTTTTGCATCACCTTTCATAGGTTCCTCCTCATTATCTTCTACACTTCTGCCTACCCCTACAGTCGGATCTGCAGGGACGGACACAACACTAATCTCCAATGGTTCCCAATATGTAATTATGTATGCTGGGCCTGTAAACCGGCCATTGGAACTTTTAGAATCGGAATCGATTAATTCCTCATATCGACTTATGTCATATCCGACACTCACACCTTGTAATGTGCCTTTTAACACTTTTTGATAAATCTTTTCGGATTCATCATCTTCATCGAATCGAACAATCGCCTTGCCGCGATTATCTTCAATCCACACTTTATCGACGTGACCAACAACTGCGCTGCGGTCATGGTTGAATAGCAATGTGCCTAAACCGTTATTAAATCGGTCTAAGTTAACGCAGCCTTCGTCATGACACAATATCTCTGTTCCGAACCATCTTTCATATGGTTCTTCAGAGGAAAAGGACAATTCGACGGTACGGTCTTCGTTCGCTTCGATGTTTGTAATTTGCGCCTCTCGGGCATATTTACCTAAGAGCTGCTTTGCAAATTTCCCCACTAGCTATCATCTCCTTTCATATCAGTGGCGTTATCATCCGCTAGATTCGTTATGTCCCCATTCATATCAAGGGCAACACCCAATTCCTTAATGCGGTCCTGTTCCAGCTTCCGCTGTTCAAGTACTTCTTCCCAGTCCTTACCAGATGCACTACATACGTCTTCGAGCGTTGTGAGTCCTGCCTTAATGGCTTCCTTGTTAGCATTAACTTCCTTAACAGGGTCAATCCAAGACCAGCCTGGAGCTAACCACGCTACTTTTTTATAAAGTTTTGGGTTCGCTGCATAGTCATTGGCCGGGATAATTCCCTTTAGGTAGCATGCTTCAATGAAAGCCCGCCATACAGGCATACAAAAATGCTCGATTATAAAACGCTGCATCTGCTTGAATGATTGCTGATCCTCCAGCATATTCTGCCGAGCTGCGGAGAAGTTACCACTAATATTGCGCGTCACTATGTCCGCACTTAGACCCATACCTGACGCTATGCGTCTTGTTTGTGTTGCTGAGTATTCTGATGCGGTTCCTGCATTTCGCTTAGGTTCCGCAAATGAAATTGATTCACCTGCACGTAGATGTTGGATAATCCCTGGCGCCATTGAACGAACTTTCTTGCCTTTACTGTCAATCTTATTTGCAACCATCGGGGCGTTCCCAGTATTACTTGTTACGAACGCACCGAAACATGCTGCTACACGAGCCGCTATGAGGTCGGCATCCATATATTCATCTACATCGTGAATGCGCTTTAATACGAGGGCTAACATGCTAACTCCGCGCAGTTCACTAGGTCTACGCGGTTTATGTAATAGGAAAGCCCTATTACTTGGTAGCCTTGCCTCGTTAAACGACCGTATTCCTAACGGGTCTGTTTGGAATACGTGATATGCTATTGGTCTTCCGTATTTATTAACTTCCACGCCATTAACAATACTGTTGCCATTCTCGCTTACCGATACGGCTCCGATATTCTCGCCCTCGATAAGCTGTAATGATAGTGGTATATCTGCACCTTCAGAGGTCATATTAACTAGGATTTCCCCATCATAGACCATTCGGCGCAGAGCCATTTCTTGCAATTCGTAGAACGTGGATATTCCTCGGATATCCGCATTCTCCTTATCCACCCAATCAGACCAAGCCTCCTCAATTCTCTTATTGAGTCTTTCGTTCAGCTTTCCTGCTTTGGTCTTGATTTTGCACTGCGGCTTTATGCCCGTACCTACTACATTTCGTAGTAATGCTAAAACGACACTCTCAGCAAGATCACTGTTAAGTTCTGCTGCACGTGCACGCCCTCTGATTAAATCTCGTTGACCAGATGCCACCTGTTCGGCTGTACCAAATACAGGCATCCAGTCGCCACTCAATCGGTCTGTTGACGCCGCATCATATCCACGTTCAAGCGAACTACGGAAATATGCTCTACGGGCGGCTCGTTCTGGATTGAAATATGCTATTACCTTATCAAGTATGTTCATCGTCGCTCCCATGACACGTAGGATGTTGTACTATTACCTTCTTCATCATCAACGCGAGCCATTAACTCCCGTTCACGGGCGTATAATGTCGGTAGATCATGTGTCTTAAAACGCTTACCGCCTACAGACATCTCGGCGTATCCATTCGTCTCAATTTCCTCGATTATCGTTCGTATACGCTCCAAGTCTTCTCTTGCGCTCATGGTCTCACCTCCTTCTTAACTAAACCAACCTCTGCTATCTGCATTAAAGTCTTCATCATCCGTATCATCTTCCTCATCATCAGTATCCGGGTCATATTCAGGTAAGTATTTAACACCTACCGAGTCCGCCACCATGGCGTTGTATACACAAGTATCCAACAAGTGATTCGTTGGATGACTGGTTAGCGGTTTCCATTGCACTGTAACTGCCCCGGTCTTCACATTTCGGATTTCTTGCTTTTCCTCCGACCGGAGGTGCTCCGAATATTCCTCAGGGCAATCTTTAAATAAATGAATTGTGCCAGGCTCATTGGCAGGCCGTATCATTCGTGCAAATATAAAATCCTTCCAGTAATCTGTATTTACTACATACAACTTCATACCTCCGATGACGCCCTTTTCGATGCTGCTCATCTTATATGGTGGTGCTAGAGGACTGTGCGACGAATCACCTTTAACTGGCACACATACTTCTGGGTACTGCGCACAGTACTGATATACATCGTCTGCTCGGTAGCCACTATCGATACCAGCCCTTATAATCTTACGGGCTTCGCCATACTCTGATGGATATTCTCTATCAATGAGTATCTCAGTTAAGTCTGCCCAACTACTTGCTTGACCATAGTCAACTAAATAACTCGATACACCGTGAGCGTAGGCTCTAACTTCCCACCAGAAATGATCCTGCTGTACGTCAACAGATGCAATAAGTAATGGTGCATGCTGAGGTACAATGCCGCGAGGAACTTCAGATTGTGTAAACACGAGATTTTGTGTGCTTTTAGTTTTCGCAGATTTCCACGGCTCCGCTAATCCAGAGTTGATAAAATTCATCAACTCACTTGGCTTATCCTTTGATTTAACAAACTCATATGCCACATCGCCAAAGGTAACCCATGGAGAGTAAAGGGATGACATGTGATATGCAACCGACCGGACAACTCGGACTTGTGATTCATTCACCGCACGCCATTCACCTTGCCGGAGCATATCCATCTTGTGCTTATCATCAATACGTTGCTTACAATGTTCGCACTCATAATATGCGGTATCACGTATCATATCCGCATTGCCATGGTGTTCCTCCGGCCATTTTATCTGTTTGAATTTGAGGGTCTGCGACACCCCGCAATGCGGACATGGCACGTAATACTGCTTACGTTCATTCGCGTCCATATAGGACTGCCAAATATTTCCACTTTCAATCGTAGGAGTTGATACTCTTACAATCTTCTTATCAACGAATGTCTTGGTACGTTCCTCAGCAAGCTTAATTGGATTCGCTTCCTTACCAGAGAAAGCTGGATACTTATCAATTTCATCGAAGAATAAGTACTTAATTGACCGACTTGATAAGCTGCTTGGTGAATTCGCACCAACAAGCACCATGTAGTTCCCATTAACGAAGTCTAACTCCAGCAGCTTACTGCCTTCGTCATACATATCTGCCAATGGTTCTACGCTCCTAATCATCGGTTGTACACGTTTATCGCTAGCAAATTTTGCGATAGTATCCGTCGGATAAACCATCATGACTGGTGATGCAGTTTGGTGTAACGCATATCCAATCATATTAAGCTCAGCTTCCGTTTTACCAATCTGCGCTCCGAAACATAACGAGATGCTTTCAATGAGAGGGTCTGTGAATTTGTCCATAGGCTCCTTGAGATAAGGTGTCCGTGCTGTACGCCAGCGCCCAGGTTCGGCAGATATATTAGTCAGTACCCTGTACTTATCTGCCCATTCTGAAACGGTGTATCTTTCAGGTGGCTTGAATGCCTCTAATTCCTCAGGGAACCAGTCAACCTTTGGGCTTACCTTTTCCCGTGGCTTTGACTTTCGGCGTGTACTCGCCTTCGCGCGCGTAGCTTTCGAGGTATTCTTCGACAAGGCCATTCACCACCTTTTCTACACGAGTACGTTCCTCGGGATCCGTGAACTCACTTCCAATACGCTTACCTAATTTAGTAAACGATGTCTTTAATTCCAATACTCGATTAGCCCATGCCTGTGCCACATCGGCACGAGGAACATATTCGCCATTCAGCACATCCAACATTTTCTTTTCTCTTGCAGCCTTTGCTTCCTTATAATCAGCTTCGGCTTCTAGCTTACGAGTTGATGCGGATTTACTTTTATCGTTATCACCTTTTGCCTGCCCCAAATACACGAGGACTTCTCGGAGATTCCACCAACCTACAGATGCTTTAGGCATCCCTGCTTTATGATGTCGAGAAATAATTTCCGGAGTGACCCGCAAGAGGTCACATAATTGAGTGCTGGATACGAGCAGATTGCCTGCAGCATCAAATTTCACTCTGGGTTTTGCGTCCGCCATAGGTGTACTCCTTTCTTAAATCATCTTTCTACATTCAACAGGAAAATTTTTCTCACAGAGAGAGGACCATCGCGCGGGGGCGACCAGCGGCCATTTTTCGCCCGCGGAGTACCTTTTCCAAACTTTTGTTTTCTCAATTAGGAATTATCATTGATACTCAATAAAAAAGGGTAGACCTCAACTAAGTAAGGTCTACCCCGGGGCAGTGCAGCAGGCAGACATATTGTGCGGGCCAGACACTGCCTGCTATCTACTACACTTACATTATATTAAATTAAGAGTGTGCCATTCTATGCCATCTTTTCAAATTCAGCGATTGCTTTCTTGTGAAGTCTGTGAACTTGTCGCCACGAATACCCTAGTTCGACAGCTATCTGCTCCCATGGCAATGCATTAATGTATCTGAGATTCAGTACATCCCTGTATTGTCCGTCAGTTATTTGGTTGATGACTTGCTTGACCTTGTTTCGAGAATCAATCAATTCATCCCATTCTCTGTTCAGCTCCTCCCTACATTCTTGTAAGTGCTTACTGATTCGTGGCATAGCTTCTCCCGATTCACATATCTGTATAGCTTCTGAATGTAAATCTCGGTTAATCGCACCTAGCTGAATCTCTAACGCACGCATTCGCTGCTCAGTATGACGGACAGCTTGTAGTTCTTCCTTAGCCATCATACGCGATAGTCTCCATATTTACTGATAATCATCTGTGCTCGCCGTAATCCGTCAATGTATCCGCTTTCACGAATCCTATCATCTAGCATAGGTGATCTCAGTTGTCTATTACGGGCTCGTATGATGGCAAGACTTAAATCTGACTGTATGGCACCTACAATCACATCTGCCCTACTCCTACGCTTTTGCATCCTTTACCTCCATGCGTTCGACAATATCCTCGATGGCTTCTACCATGTCTGCTTTGCATTGCTCGACAGCAGTGAACATCTCCTCACACATGGCGTATGCATCATCACTAAGATCGTCATCTAATCTCTCGGCAACATTATCTTTGAGATTATCTACAACCTTAACTATATCCATGACAAGATGATACGTGTCATCTAGATAGTGCCCTTTGTTAATTAGTAGTCGCTCGACTTTTGTCATGTTCTTCCCTCTTTGCAATTTCCCGATTTAGATACCAACGGGCTTTTTTCAAATCCTTAATGGCATCGTCCTTATGACCAGCTCGGGATACATACTTCACTACATTACCCAATCGATACCCTAGTTTCTTGTCTTCGATGTAATCGATAACCTCGATATCTCCTTGTGTATAATGGCTTGGGTGGTTTATATCATCGCATTGATTAACTATGCGATTAGGAGATTTATCTGCTATAACTTTCGCTATTGTTAATCCTGATTGATTCGATACCTTCTGTAAACGTTTTAGATTTTCGTTAGTTGCCAAACGTTTTAAAGTTTCATTAGCTGATAACTTAATAGGTGGTGGAGGGGGATTATTGGGTCTCTCATACAATCTACCTGGAGTCAGCCTCAATGTAGCCGTATATTTTCGATTATCAAGATATTTATCAGTGATATCTATAACTTGAATAGTCGTGTAACTCACTATTACCACGATGGCCCCGATTAATCCTGCCATTATAAATTGATCCATATTAATCATCCTTTCTGTATTTATCGATTCTTGCTTTTAGGCTTTGCAGCACATATTCCTGTGCTCGGTCTTTTTGGGCTAGGGCATCCATCATATCCTCATCACGAGTTCCCTCACATATTAGATGATGGATAATTACCTTCTCCATTTGACCTTGGCGATGTAACCGCTTATTAGCTTGTTGATATAACTCAAGACTCCAGTTTAACCCGAACCATATTACATGGTTACCGCCGTCCTGTAAGTTAAGCCCGTATGCCGTACTAGCCGGATGTGCTAATAGAATATCAATCTCTCCAGCATTCCACGCTATCTCATCATCGGCACCCTTTAACTCACAAACTCGTAATTTGGTCTTAGCTAAGGATGCTTTTAGTCGTTCGCAGTCATGTTTGAAATTGTAAAACACTAATGCCGGCTTGCCGTTTAACTGTTCTACAAGTTCCATAAATGCCTCAATTTTGCAGTTATGTATCTCGTGAACGTTCCTATCGCCATCATATACAGCACCGTTCGCTAACTGTTGTAGCTTTGTGGATAATGCTGCTGCACTCAAAGCTGTAATATCTTCACCTGCTTCAATCAACTCTAATACAGATGTGCGTTCCATATCTTCATAGGCCTTTTTAGCTTTTAAATCTAACTGCACATATTTAATATCGTTGATGACTGGAGGTAGCTCCAAATAGTCACTGGCTTTCATGGATATACATAACCCAGATATTGCTGCCATGATACTGTCATTTGAATCGGATTTAGGTTTATAGGAGTATACCATTTCGCGTGACCTCTGATCGGGCTCGAAATAGTAATCTCTAAATCCTGTGTACGTTTTTCCTAACGACTCACCTCTGTCTAATAAATACACTTGCGCCCATAGGTCGATTAATCCGTTAGGGGCTGGTGTACCTGTTAATAACACCATGCGCTTGATATGGTTATGCATATAGGCTAATGATTTAAAGCGCTTAGCTGTATGGTTCTTAAAGGAACTGGATTCATCCACAACTACCATGTCAAATGGCCATGCATTCTTGTAGTAATCAACTAACCACGTTACATTCTCGCGATTAATGATGTAGATATCGGCAGGTGTGTTTAAAGCCTTAATACGCTTTTTCAGGCTACCTAATACAGTAGATATCCTTAATATACCTACGCCGTCCCATTTTCGTGCTTCTCGTTGCCATGTAGCCTCCGCTACTTTCTTAGGCGCAATGATTAACACTTTACGAATGGCGAATCGGGAGTACTTCAATTCGTATATGGCAGATAACGTGATAATCGTTTTCCCTAAACCCATATCCAGGAATAGCCCTATCTTATTTTGATTAACGGTCTTGTCGATACAGTATCGCTGATACGCATGCGGAATAAACTGCATTACGCTTTCACCCCAAATTCTTCTATGAATTGATCCAGATAACCAGCCACGGCATCATCACCTTTTAACACAAATACTTTTTGATTTAGCTTTTGGAGTTCACGGACTTGGACTCCCTGCAATCGCGAAAGTACACCTTTGGACGTCTTCAACTCTACGAAATGAATAACGCCGTTCGGCCATATGACGATACGATCAGGCACGCCGACATTACCAGGGGATACAAACTTATACGCTTTACCTCCCGAACGTTTGACGCCTGCAACTAATTTTCTCTCGATATCCTTTTCTAACATTTTTCACCTCTGAAATTTTTAAACGTTAACATGTTTACATACGCGTATATGAGGGTTCAAATTAAGGCTGTAAAGGGCGTATTTTTTCTTAAAACTCTTTGTTTTGATATTTACCAGTATATAATGTTAACAATGTTAACCAACCTATATGAATATAGATAAATACTGACTTTATGCGTTAACATAGTACGTTAACATTCTCCGAATTCGTTAACATTCTAATGTTAACAAAAATACTGAGAATGTTAACGCTTAATTGAGAATGTTAACGTTATAATTTCAGTTTTGACTCGTTGATTCTGAACCCTCTCTGATGTCCATATTCACCAAATCTCATCAACTGACTTCCCCCCATTGTGTACGGGGAGTCCGCCAGTATTTGATTAATTTCCCTGGTCTCGATCTTCTTCATGCGACTTGGGTCGTTACCAAAACATTCCCACCATACCTCTGCCGCACAAATACGGTCACGATATACTAACTCTTGACCCTCGGCAGGTTTAGCATTCATGCTAAGATACGTCCTCCTGGCGCTCCGACTCATCACATTCCAATTTAAAGGCACTTTGATTAATAAAAACTCATTAATCAGTCCTGCTTTGGTATTTGATTCCATGTGCGCCTCTCTAGCCGCATCAGCCAGTTTTAGTACAGCCGGGTCATCCTCGATAATGAGGCTTTCCCCGCTTTTATAACGATACAAGGCCTCCGCCCATAACTGGTCAACTTCTCCCGGAAGATTAACGAATATATTCTTTCGTGGAGTCGTCATTTCAAGATCAATAGGCCAAAATCGGCGATTGCCTGTAATATCTTTTAGGAATTCATATTGATTCGTGCTACCAAAGAACACACACTGCCGTGGATACTCTTGCGTACGTCGGCCATAGGCTTGACGAAATACATCTACTTGACGGCTTAGGAATTGCTTAGATGCATTTTCTTCAGCCCTCGAATACCCAGCCATTTCACCGGCTTCTATAATCCATTTACCTTGAATACCTTCTGCGGCTTCTTTACCCTCAAAGGTATTTAAGCCGTCAGCGTACCACTTCTTGCCCATTGTGCGGATAAGAGTACTTTTACCAATACCTTGACCGCCGATAAGAATTGGCATCGTATCATACTTGCATCCAGGCTCAAACGCTCGCGCTACTGCCGCCGTAAATGACTTTCTAGCGGCTGCACGGGTATATACACTATCCTCAGCCCCTAAGTAGTCGATGAATATGGTATCTAATCGGGCGATGCCGTCCCAGGATAACCCGTTAAGGTAATCTAGTACTTCATTAAATCCATTTTGTTCAGCGCACATAATAAGGGCATCCATGATTTTATCTTTGCCGGTGATATCATATTTATTTTCTAGGTACCACCGTAAGCCCGCATCATCTGCGTCTGTCCATATGCGAAGTCCTGGTGTTGGGTTCCATGGTAGGGCTCCTTTTGCCACGTATCTTGAACCGAATCTATCATAGGCGAGTCTACCGACAAGCGCCGGATCATGATGCATGATTTTAAGCATGTTATCTAGTGTGTTCTTAGGTCGACCATTCTCGTCGTACTTTAAAGTCGAACTTTTCATCCAGTCGACGTTCGTTAACGCATTAGGGTCGAGGTCTGATGTCTCGGCATGGGCCGATACGTCCGTGATAATATCAGCGAATACATTTGATGCTGATTCTCGGGCGCGAGCCATGTTGAGTTCGTTAACGACTACCGTATCTTGCATAGCTAGTTTAGACATAGCCATGTAAGATGGAAGTTTGTGTCCAGGTGTCCCATCCTTAGCAGTCTCGTCTAAGCTGTGGAACTTATGCAGCCGGATAAGGTCAAAGGCATTAACCAATTGACCACTACACGGGTCAGTATTATGGTGACTGAACAGAAATGTATCGTCATCATAGATAACCGCCCCGGCTACCGTTGAGCCAGTAACGAACGTTAAGCGGTCCTCGCTGCCATCAACATCGACATATGCATGAGGTATGAATTTATCAATCGCCTCACGGATTCCGTATATTCTACAAAAGGCACCTACAATACCTGGCTTTTCTCTCGGATCAGCTTGCTTTGCAAGTAGCTGCTTTTCATGCTGCGATGCTTCCTTACCTGGTACTTGTGGCCAAGAACGCACATCTCGCCAATCAGTATATTGGCTGAGCATACCGTCAGCAGATAAGAATGCCTTATCGCCTACATAATATACATACTGTGCATCATTCGGGCATGATGGCCAATACATGAGCCGAGAAGCTTCGAACGTAGTTCCATCCATCATACCAATGCCGATGAGCTCCGCCAGCTTACGAGCAATAGGCTCATACTCATCAGGTGTCATCGTTCTATCAGTAGGGACGATAACACGTAACCGTGGACGATGCACCGTATGAGAACGGGTTGAGTAGATGACATAAGCCATGCCTAGGCTGTCAATTGTGCGAGCGACGTTCTCGGTTTCCCCAGGCGATATGGCATCCATATCAAGAGTAATCAGATCACGCCCAGACACGTTAATAGCTTTACGTTGTAGACCGTTTAACGTACCACCAACAAAGCCGCCTATGTCCTTTAGCTTGCTTTTCTCAGATTTTGGCAATCTGTGGTATTCGTCCACGGTTTCTGTTGTACGAACGGGGATTTTGAGGCGTTCACAAAACTCGGACCACAACATCTCCGTACGGGTCCATTGCTTTGATGTGCGACTCGCACCGATACTGATGGTAATCAGTTTATCGTTTTGCAAGTGTATCCCCTCCTAATCTTTCATATAATAGTCGTTAGTAAATCCTGCGGATGATAATAGCAGCCCGTCTGCCCAAGGTATGGCGATTGAGAATATAGCATTGACATCATCCAATGTAGATTCTGCATTCTCCTTGTTGATTTCAAGTACAGCTTCATCATGGATGTGCATGATAATTTGATATCCTTCATCCTCCAATCGGCGCAGTGTCAATGCTAAGCAATCTCGGGCTACTGCTTGTGTGATGTTTTCGACTAATTTGCCTCCATAGGTGCTTTCAGTAACCCATGCAGCGTTTACCTTAGTTTTAAAATGTACAGCATCCTTGCCAAATGCATTCTGCTTAATGCTTGGGCTAGGATAAAATAGCTTACGTCCACTCGGTAACTCAATCGTCATATAACGGTAACCGTATATTGGATCAATTTCCAAACGGAACATAATGCCGTGGTCAAGGCCTATAGGATTCCCGGTAGTAACGGTGTACACGGCCGCATTCTCAACGGCATACCATAAATCTCTTATTCTAGGCGATGCGTTGCGCCATAAATTTACGATTTCAGGTAATTCTTCCTCATGGAGTCCCATATCAAGAGCTCCCATGGCTTTTAACGCATTCACTCCGCCTTGATAGCCGAGTGCCAATTCAGCGACTTTACCTTTTTGTCTAAGATGACCATTCTCGCCATGCTTAACAACGGGAACACCAAACATCGACGATGCAGAAGCACAGTATATGTCTCCGCCCTCAGCGAATACACGTTGGCGCCAATGTTCTCCCGATAACCATGCAATAACACGAGCCTCAATGGCTGAGAAGTCGGCCACACATAATGTATTGTCCTCTTCAGCAATAATTGAGGTACGAATTAATTGAGATAGCGTATCCGATACATCACCGTACAGAAGTTCTAACCCTTGACGGTTTTTGGTCTTAACGAGATGCCGAGCCGTGTCGAGGTTCTCGATGTAATTTCTCGGCAGGTTCTGCACCTGGATAAGACGACCCGCCCAGCGTCCGGTACGGTTGGCACCATAGAATTGCAATGTTCCTCTGAGACGAAGATCAGCGCCCATAGCACCATCCATCATGGTGTATTTAGATACCGATGACTTCGCGAGTTTCTTCCGAATCATAAGCACTTTTGTGGCAATATCATCAGCATCCGTCAGAGCATCGGCCACAGTGTCCTTAGTTAACTTCTCAAGACTGACATTAGTATTATTGTTTAGCCAATCAAGTAATTGATTCCGACTGTTAGGGTTGCTAAGTCCCGTGATTTGGTAAGCCTCATTCATCAACATTTCGCGATTTTCTTCATCAATGTATAGTGCACCCTCAACCAATTCATGGTCGATGCGCACCCCTCTACTATTGATTTGGATATCAAGATACCAATCTTTCCACGTATCATCAGGTACAGGGAACGAGGCTAATCTGTGATAACATTCCATCTCGGTCGCAACGTCCTGGCGGTTGTACTCAATAAAAGCATTCCATTTATCCATATCGTGTCTAGGTAGATTACGGGTACGGCCCCCATTACGTTTAGTAGGCTTGCATGGCGTACAAAAGTACTTGATAAGTGCTTTCCCTGATGTGTCCTTTTTCTTATCCTGGGGTAATCCCAGGGCCTTGCCGAGTAAGGCTAGGCCCATAGGATATCCTAAGTAGGCACCATGAATCATCGTGCACTGCCACTGATCAACAGATGTGAGTAACCCTGCACGATTTAGACACGTAATTTCAAATTGTGCATTGTAAGCGTGCTTGATTACATCTGGGCTTAATAAATCACGAATTACACTGTCAGGAATTACTCCTCCCTGCACTAAATCTACAACTTCAACAGGACCAAAGTCGTAGGAATACGCAAAGAGTAATATAGCGAAATCAGGCGATTCAGTGTATTTGTACACTCCGAATGAGATATCAGTCGATGAATATGTTTCTATATCAATACTTAGATGCCTCATATCAGGCGCCTATTAGTAAGGTTGACCAGTTACAGGGTTAATCCCTACAGGAGCTTGTTGTATAGATTGCTGAGGTGTCGTAGCATATGCCGGTTGTACATAACCTTGTTGAGGTGCTTGTTGTTGCACAGGTTGACCTGCTACTGGAGCACCAGTATATACATTAGCTGCGCTACCTTGAGGTGCACCAAATACAGAGGATGCAGCTACTGGCATACTACCCAATGCTTCACCATCGCGCACCTTTTGAACAGGGCCCAAACCACATCCGATACCAGTGGATTGATTAGAATAGAAGAAGAATCGAACGAGTACATTGACATACATGCCGGAGTATACTTGCGTAGGATTTGTGAGAGGATTACCTTGAAGATCTACTACTTCAACTTTATAGCTAGCGTCTTGCGCTGCCGTAAACACCCAATGACCTTTACATTCAGGACCAAACTCCTTACCAGATTGTGTGTAGCCATCACCGTCATGAATTGGCACTTTTGGCTGTGCTGGAACACGTGCACCGAATTTGGTACGTGCGGCTTGAATGGCAGCTTCGATAGCATTCATAAGTGCTTGGTGTTGAGCTACATCAGTTTTAGGTAAAAGAATAGTAGCTGAATATCTAGGTTTAGCACCAGGCTGTGTGGAATTAGCCCAAGGTTCTAATAGATGGCAGTAGGATACACGAACATTTTGCAATAATACTTCAGTTGGTTGTGGAATGAATGACATAATTAATTACCTCCATTATTATCATTAGATACATTAAATATTTGCGCCGCAGTAGGTTGATTGGTAATCCGAGGGCGCTTATCGGATTCCTCAACTAGGGTAGGCTTGCCTGCTTTCTTAACAATCATGTCACCTACCATATCATTAAATTGGGTTTTACCGATGGTCTTTTCCATCTGTGCCAATGTTAATGTCTTACGTTCATACAGAATGCTTTCATCGATGCCAGCTTTGATTAAAGTATCAATAGCAGCATCGGTGTCTTGAAAGGCCCGACTACCACGACCCTCTACGGCTTTCCAGCCCGGGACTGTCACCCCATTAAGAGATTCAGTGAGTGCGTAGTCTTTCATATCCTCGAGCCAAGCAGCGACGTCTTTCCCTCGACGAAGATATTCGCCGAGTTCTGTCATCAAGATAAGTCGAGGATCATGATTAGCAACTAGCGCACTGTGCAATGAGTCATTTGCCTCATATCGGGCTTTACACTGTTGTTTCGCCCTGCAGAATCTGCACCAATCGCCGGGTTCAAATTTACCGTTGCCAGACATAGCCTCGTCTGCACGAGGTTTGACAAAGGTGTTACCCCACTCCAGTAGTTCTGCCGTAGGGATTTCCCATTCGCTGATATTATTAACACGGGGCTGCACGATAGTCATTTTGACCGTATTGAACATATAGAGTAATCTATACGCGTCAATCGCGCCAAGAGCATATAACATCATTTGCGGATTGTGTTCCGCATTAACAACTACCCCTTTTCCGTGCTTATAATCAACGATGTGCAAAGTGTCGCCGGATAGGATGATACAGTCAGCCGTTCCGAATCCATCGGGTACATAACGGCTAAAGTCAACGCGTTTTTCAATGGCTACTACTGGAGTTGCTGTGCAACCTAACATGACACCTTTGACATATTCAAGGTATGTTTCCGAGGTATCGTCCATTTCTGGTTGCCACAATTCATCCTTTTTGATTTTGTTGAACTTGCGAGTGTATGTGGATTTCGCCATGGCCGTGGTATACTTCTGTAGTTTTAACTCACACAGTTCATGCGCCAGGGTTCCTTCCTTTGCATACACAGATGTACTATCGGGAAAGTTCTCCTCTAAGAGAGGGGCGGCTGTACAATGCAGCCACCGGTGCGACCCAGATGCGTTTAATAATGCATGTGATCGAGGTGCCATTAGATTCTTGCCCCCAATCCTCTAATTGCATTTACTAATTCAGGGTATCTGTCCTCAGGTACTTCACCCAAGTATTGAACACCGAATTGTGCCATTAATTGTTGCAATTCTACAGCTTTCCCTGCGTCAAGTAATGGCGCAAGCGCCGCTTGAATTTCAGGCAATGTATACTTTTTAACTTCTTGAGATACCGGAACGGTAACAGGTGTTTGCAAAGGTGCTGCAGCTTGTACTTGGGCATCAGTGGCCACGTTGATAGTTGGTGCTGTAACGGCTACTTGAGTAGGAGTAACTTGTACAGCCGCATTAGGAGCCGTCATGGATACGGAGTTTGGTTGCACTGCTACTGTTGTAGTAGGCACACCTTGATTCGTATCTTGTGGTGTGAGATTAGATACGCACACGGACGGTGTCGCTACTGTAGATACCACTGTATCTACTATGCCAGGGACTTTATCATCCATTGCTCTGTCGTTATCTACAAAACTTCTGAATTGATTTAACACAGCTTTTAGCTGGTTATATACATCTAGTACATTAACTCCTTGAACTTCAACTTTAATCATTGTTTAAATCCTCCTGAATATTAATAATTGATTGGTTGTAATACGATTCTTTTAGCTCAAAACCTAAAGCCCTACGCCCCATACGAAGTGCCATAACTGGTACAGTACCAATACCGGCAAACGGATCAAGTACGATATCATTTGGATTACTCCACAATTCTATGCAACGAGCCACCGTATCTAGCTGTAACGGGCAAATATGACGTTCATCCTTATTATCACGAGCTGCTTTATAATTCAGCGTATGTGTTTGGCGGATATCCGCCCATACAGGATTAGCATATCGGCGCCATACTTGATGGCTATACATAGGCTCCGTATTATATTTCTGCTTTTTATCAAACAACTCTGGATCGGGCGCAGGTCTTTCAACTCCTTTGACGCCCTCAGGTTCCTCTTGACCAAAAAACTGAGTAAATCCTTCCGGATGTGCGATGGGCTCCGGATTGTCACCAGGCTTACGCAATGTCACGATGTAATCAGGTGCCCCCATTCTACACATGGCAGAATCTTTTACAATCTGCTTGTGTAAAAGCCCTAGCGCCTTTGTCCGAGTAGCCTCAATGAGAGGATCTTTCCAAATCGTGACTCGGGAATGCATCACGAATCCAGCATCCTGGAAGGCTCGAATAATGTCACCAGGAAAATCTTTCATTCCGATAACACCGTCCCTAGATTTCGTGAGTGGCAAATCCATACAATGAACTGATACTAATCGCCCAGGCATTATTACGCGGTATAGTTCTGTGATCAAATACTTGAAGTGCTGCCAAAACTCACTATCAGTAGATGAGTTTCCCATATCCCTATCAGAATTAGAGTAGACATACAAACTGCTAAAAGGAGGGCTAAATATGGAGTAATGAACGCTATCAGCAGGCAGCCCTTTCAGTACTTCTACTGAGTCGCCATTATAAATTGCAAATCGGGACTCAATTAACTGATTTAGCACGTTCACGTTGTAGGTCCTCCTTTGCTTTCTTATCTAACGCTTGCAGCATTGCAAATCCAGACAGAGCGGCTATAGATTTATCCATGCCTGCATCAACAGCTAATCTAGTCAATTTGGCTGCTTTTAATTCATTGATGTGGATAACCCTTATGTTATGATCCTTAGCATAAGCTAGCTCCAAATTGCACCCGGTTGAGTTCTCCCATCCGTTGCACATTATGATTGCATCACAACCACTTAGAAGGTCAATACACCAGCCTATGCCAGTATCATAATCAACCTTGTTATATAAATGCCCAAACATATGTATAGGTGATAGGAATATGTTATGCGTATCACTGCCAAAAGGTTCCTTTATCGGAAATACGCCCATATCGTCCTGCAGCCACTTTAATACAGAGTCAGCATTCTTTTTATTTTTAGCCAATCCTCCGAATGGATGGCTTACGTAAATCTTAGTCATATAACAGCCCTCATTTCTGCCCAGTTAGGTAACACCATCGGCACACACGGATTATATTCCGTTGATTCCCGTCTAGTTTTAGATAATTCAGTACGAACAGCGTCACGGGTTAGCGCAATCATAGCGTCCCTCATTTTTATAGCATCCGCTTCCTTACGTTCGATGTTCGCCTTAACCGCGCCCTCCTTTTCGGAAATTACGATATAGGCGTTCACCTCATGCTTCTGACCAAATCGCCAGCATCGGCGAAGCGCTTGATAATACTGTTCATAACTATCGGATAGTCCAACAAAAATCATATTGTGGCAGTTTTGCCAGTTCATTCCGAATCCGGCGATACTTGGTTTCGTCACCAAACATTTTAGGAATCCGGAACCAAAACCTAACATCATGCCCTGCTTTCGAGTCGCCTTATCACTACCCTTGACATCCTCTGCGAGATCAATCATTTCTTTCAGAGTAGTCGATTCATCGTTAAGGTCGCACCACACTAGCCATTGCTCGTTAGATGCATTGACTAAATCTGCTGCTGCTCTACATCTTGATTCAAGAGATGCTTTGCGAGCTCTGCGGCGTTCCAATAATGATAAAGTAGGGATATCTTCGCCAGTTTTATCAACTACGATTTCATGTACGTGTAACTCAGGCAATTCATAGCCATCATCTTCATACCCCAGGGATGCCGGGTTATCTAGCACGACTGCCCATGACGCCATCCATTCCCAAAAGGTATTTTCTGCATGACCTTTTAATCGCCATTTAGCGGTATCACTACCATCGTGCGTGAAATACATAGATAACATCTCATTACGGCTCATAATGCCGAGGAACTCTGCATGATTGCCAAGCTCCATATAGTCATTCGGTGCAGGTGTTGCCGTACATGCCAACCGATATGGTGTATTACTGAATCGATTTATTAAATCCGTACGTACTTTACCAGTAAATGACTTTAGGATACTTGATTCATCAAGCACGACACCTATCAAATTATCGGTATTGAATCGTCCCAATTTCTCATAATTCGTAATATTAACGCCTGGTACAATATCATCATCAGATTCGCATATAGTCACAGGAATATTGAAACGTTCACCCTCGGATTGTGTTTGAGCGGCCACAGCTAGTGGTGCTAATATGAGTACTGATCCACCCGTGTGCAGATAAATCTCATATGCCCAGGACAGCTGCATTAAAGTTTTACCTAATCCACAATCGGCGAATATGGCAGCTTTACCTTTTGCCAAGGCCCATTTAACGATATCTCGTTGAAAATCAAATAGATGTTTGTTTAACATACCTGCGTCAATAACAAATCCGTGAGATTCTGACATTTTAGACTTCGAGTTAATGAAAGCGTTATAATTCATCGACAGACGCCTTCACAGATTCATACTCAGTAAGTAATGCCGAGAATTCTGGGTTATCTTTTGCAAGTAACCGATACATGGTCAAGCGCTCAGCGTTCTTAGCCTTTTGTTCGAGTTTATTTTCGATATCCTCTAGCTTAGCTCGATCGCTTTCACGTTTATCGCATTTAGAAGTATCAATAACTGCAATAACCTGCTTAACGATGTTCCCTTTAAAACCTTGCATCCGAACGGTATCGAGGTCTTTTGCTTTTTTCAAAACACGAGCAAGACCTAAGCCGTTTCTTGATTTAACAACAACCCAATCACCAACACCAATGTTATCGATTGGAACATTCGTATCGGATTCGTAATATCTAAACCAATATTCATCATGTTCATGAGCTGGCGTATTATTTGGCCAGTAGAAATCATCTGTATCGTAAGTAACTAATAGGAATTCCATAAGATGTCCTTTCTGTGATATAATCAACGTAGAATAATATTTTTCTAATTTGAGCTTGTTGATGTTGCCGCATCATCAGGCTCATTTTTTATGCCCAAATCCTCGCATTCATCAGGAATGCAGTAGTCTCGCTTTGGACATTTGTTACAGTCTCGCAATTTAATCACCACCTTTCAAAGCGCTTAAATCAAGCACCATCTCAGGCTTTCTAGCTTCCCATGTATAATAATCTAAGCCTGCTTCTTTTAACGAATCCGCAGCAGCTCTACCTGTTTGTGCTTCATCAATAATTTTGTAAGCACCCTGTCTAGCTTTACGTACTTTTGTTAGTTGTTCCACGAACGGCTTTAAGAGCTTATAAATGGCAGCCCCTGCTTTTAGTGGTTCATGATAGAAACTTTTACCCCGACTAATCATGCGATCGATTAAAAAATCCGAAGTCGGAATATTAGCCAAAACGCTACCACCAAATCCCGCTTGCCTAATTTCCATAGCTGCTTTCCGTGCTTCGGATAGAGCATCTTCTAAACGTTTAAAGGCATCTAGTGATTTAATTTCTTTAGTTAATAGAGCTTCACATTCATTTTCAATTGCATCGGTTTTGTCAGAACTAACACGGGATACGAAGTCCCTCACTTTTTGTTTACTGATATAAGGTTTTGTCATTTTCTGTCTCCTTTTAGTAGTAATATGGATTACGGCAGTATTCGCCGCATTTTCTTACTTGCGGGGTGTATGTAACATCTTCCTGCTCTTCGGCATCCATTACGGCTTTATCTTTGTAAAAGCCGTATAGGGATATAACCAGTCCAGTTAACGATTGCAATATGAACTGTTCCCATCCAATTTGGTCGAGTTCTAAGGCCCCCATAGAACCTGCGACCAAAAACGTGCCAATTAACATATAGCCCATAATTTGATCTCCTTTATAACGTCATCATTGATAAAATAGATGCTACTGCAGCAGTAGCAAAACTCAAGTGCATTCCCACGTCAATCCAGTTCATGATTTACATCTCCTTTAAACCTTTAAAATAACCAGGAACGTGCCTAAATCCAGAATGATACACAGTTGACACCTGACAGTTTGATATGTCGGTATTTTTAACATACTTGATAGCCTTCTGGATGGCGTTGTCAATTAAGCGTGTTTTTAAGTTCAAAAATCCCCAATTCGAGGTACCTAACTCTTCAAGCTCCATCAGCGCCCATCGTTTTGTATTACATTTTCTGTCGAGGCTATACTGAAATCCACCTACAATTCCTTTAATTACGGATATTGTGTAATGGTAGGATGTATTACTCCATTTCATGATTAATCCTCCTAAGAAATTCCTGCGGATTTAAACTCCGCATCAACTACTTTCACATCCCAGCCTAAAGAATGGACAAGGAATGTCCTAAACCCCTCTTTATCGATGACAAAGCTACGGGATTTCTTACCTGGCGACTGCCAGGCATATGCGAACGGAAATCGATCTCTTGCGATTCCCTCTCGGATAGCTGTTAGACTAACACCGAGCACGGTCGACATTTGGGCGACCGAAATCACTTTTTTAATCATGTGCACTGCCCCTCCTTTTACTTGATTTTAATTCAAGTCCCTGGTCAAAAAAATTTGGTCTACAGTACACCCAAAGTAAGCAGCCACTGCCACAACTTTACTTATGGCCACATTAGAGATATCCTTTTCCCACGCACCATAGGTCGGCAAAGATACGCCTAAATCTGCGGCTACTTGAGCTTGTGTAAGACCCTTTCTTGCCCTTAATTCAGCTAAATAAAATTTCTCGGGCAT